TAGACTGCTTGGACTAACGCCTATTCTTGGAACTATAGACTGACCTACAGGAGATATACCTGCTATACCCCGCTCCATAGCAGAATAGTCGCTTGGGTCCACTCCAAGATAATCTTTTAAATAATCTACTGCCATTACATTTCTCGTCTGTTGCCTTCAATAGGTCTATCCATTGAATTGCTTTTTGTTACTTTACCACCCATGTACATACTTGCATAGCCGTCTGTTAATAATTTTTGTTTCATTTCTGGAGTCAAATCTATGCCAATGGCGCTGTGGGTAAGAGGGTCACGAACATCTTGATTTAAAAAAACGCCTTCTTCGTCTTCTATTTTTCTTCTGTTTTTATTTGCTATAAAGTCACTGTGCAACTGGTCGGCACTTTCGCCTATATCATCACTATACAAAACATTACTTACATCAGGCTTGGCATCTACTTTCAAATCTTTGACAGATTTATTAATGCCACGAATGATGCCGTTTTTGTATATTTCTAAGAACTTTTTACCGCTACCTTCTAAATCATCAACGTTTAAAGTAATTTCTTTTTTGCCAGCAGCTAAATCTTTTTTGACTTGTTCTCTAAATTTTTCAGGCACTTTTTCTAATAACTCTTCTTCATCGGCAAATCTACGTGAACCAAATCTTTGATTGTCATAATCGTCGCCATACATCTGTATTCTTTGTGGATTTAATATCTCATCGCCTTCTAATTCGTAACCAACATCTTCTAATTTATATTTAAATTGTCCACCACCATCTTGTAATGCAATCTGTCTTTCAGTAGTATATGCTTCCATCTCATCTAGTACAGTGTCGTATGTTTGGCCGCTTGGTTCTGTTTGCAACCATTGTTCTTTGGTTAATGCGCCACTTGGAAGTTCTTGACCTTCTAGGTAGCCGGCATCAGCTAAAAAGTTTTTATATTCTGTATCAATGCTTTGTTTTAAATCTGCAGCATATTCATCACTAGCTTTAATTTCTTCAAGCGTTTTTAATTTTGTAATAATTCTATCCTGCACATAGTTAAGGCTTTTATTGTTTCTACCCATTTGAGTAGCGGCATTGGTGAAGGCCACTCGGTCCACATCTAATTCGGCGCCAAGCTTCATGGCATCTTTTGTAACAGCATCTACCCAAGCATTGCCCTTGTATGGAAAGTCGGGGAGTTGTCCTTGTTCTAATTTTGCTGCTAGTTCGCCTATTTCTTTTGTTTTTTCACGGCCAAAAGTTTTAACAAAATCATCGGCGTTTTTTGAACCAAAGTTTTCTGTTCTACCTCCTCTTATATCTTTAGCTAGGTATGGTAAAGTAGCAAAATCTATAAACAACTCCTCGCCATCAGTATTTTTAAAAATAGCTCCTTCTGTAGCTCTTGGTCTAGTAGTTCCACTTCCTGTACGTATTTCTGTTATGCCCATGCCTTCTAGTTGTTTTATTATTTTCTGCCTTTCTTGTGGTGGCAACTCATAAGTAGCATCAGTTCGTGTGCTACGAGCTGTGGAGTGTAGGTCTGATTGTATTTCTTCTACAAACAATACCTTTTTGCCATTTTCGTCTGTTCTTATGGTTGTTCTGTAATGAAACAACTCATCGCCACCGCCAAAGTGTTTGGTTCCGCTGCCGTAGCTATATCTAGTAGAAGTTTTGGGATTTTTTACATGAATGGTGTGTTCTTGATAATTGCTAGCTCCGCCCATAGGCAATCTAAAGGTATTGTATTGATAGCCGTATTTGGTTGGTATAGTTGCGTTGCCTTCAATAACATCATCGGGCAGTACATCAATAAGATTATCTTCTGAGCCGGGGTCGTCAATACGACCAATGCCTCCCTCGTATTCTCTGTCTATGTATTGTCTTACTTGTAGCTCAGCCTCGTCAAAAGACATGTTTTCGCCAAAATTTTCAACATCAAATTCACCGTTTACTCTAACACTATATCCCTCATCGCTATTACCTATAATTTCAAAACCGTCACCATCATCCATAACGTACCTGTAGGCTTCATCCATAAATCCTTCTTGGTCATCAAATTCTGCTCTTTTTATGGCTCCTCTTTCAGCAAGCTCATCTGCATCAAATGTATCATCAAGCACCTTGGGTTGAATTGTAAAACCTTGATTTAGGGCGGCTTCAATTTGGTCTACATCTTGTGTGGCAGATAAAGCTTCTTGAATTGTGCCGTCAGGTCTAGTAATTATTAATTGTCCTTCGCCCGCTTGGTAAAAAGGATTTTCGCTGTCATCTGCAAGATATTCCATAAAAAACTTTTTAGGGTTTCCGCTTAGATTCTTTTGTAAATAATCAACATATTTTTCTTTAGTAACAATGCCACGAGGTCCGAAATTGTTAAAGAAAAAATCTTTTTGGTCGTTTAAAAAGGTGTTCATATCCTCAAGATACATTTGTTGTCTTTCGTCAAATATCTCGTTTGATAGAGGGTCATCTCTATAAAAATCTACATCGTCTGAAGTTGCACCCGACCCAGCTGCATAAGTAGGATTTTCTTCAGCTCTTGATACACGGTAAAGTTGGATTCTGTTATCGTCTATGTATTTAAGCAGCTCTTCTTTGGTGAAATCGCCCTTTTCTGGCTTTACACGTTTCATGTCTTCTATGTCTTCAATCATTTTTACTTCAAATGCACTAAAATCTATTTCATCTATTTCAGATTTTGGTAATCCAACTCTTAATATATTATTATCTGGGTTTTGTCTTTTAGGACTACTCAAATAAGCTAGTAGCGAATCTCCTGTAAAGTCTGGATTTTCTTCTACATATTTTTTAGCCTCTTCAAGAGTTTTAGAATAAGTGCCTGCTAAATCCTTGGTGGTTTCTTGCTTTGGCGCAGGCAATCCACCGATTCCACCGCCGCCACCTGTAGCATCTGCTGCTTGTATGGTTGGTGCGCCCATGTCTGTTGCTGAAGGTATGGCGCCTAATTTACGTAAGGGAAATAAAACAGCACCCTTCAACAAGCTTGGTAATTCACCAAGACCAATTAAAGAGCTGGCGCCGGCTAATCCACTTAAGCCGCTATATAAAGATTGTTTTGGAGAGCCACGGAAAGGTGTTGGTGGCAGGCCTGTGGCTAAAGATTCAAGCTCCATTTCTGTTTGTGTTTTCATTCCTTGCTCAACATTTTCTTTGGTTGCTAATTTACCAAAGTATTGTGCTTCATAGGCGTCAATCACATTTCCAAGTCCTGGCGTCATATAGACACTCATTTGTTCTAAAAAAGGCAATTGAGTAAAAGCTTCGTAAGCTTTCTTAACATTGCCTGCCTCTAGCTCTGTTGCAATAGTCTGTCTTGCTAGTTGATTCTCTTTGTCTCTTTTAAAATTAGCAAAGGTTGGAGCGTCTGGATAGCCGCCCGGTATGGTTGGCATGTCTTTTAATGCTTCAAAGCGCTTTACTAATTCTAGGTATTCCGGGTATAGCGGGTCTTGGCTGTCATCGGTTGCACCACCTACTGCAAATAGGTTGACGTTATCAAGTGTTGTCATAATTATCTATAAGTTTTTGTAGTTCATCCATTTCTTTCTTAAGCACTTTGCCGTAGCTGTCAGTGTTACGCATAATTTTTTGACTGCCTTCAATGTCGGGTAAGTAGCCATCACGAAGGGCGCTTTGTTCTACATCTTTAGCTCGTTTAAATTTTGCAGCTTGTTGCTTAAAAATAACCTTTCTTTCTGCAAGTTCTTTGAGTAGTTGTTTCAGTGGCATTTTTGCAAATCCCCCAGGTAAAGCAATCATTGGGTCGTCTAACAAACCGCCGATACCTTGCAATGCATCTTTAAGGCCGCTTGGTAGCATATCCAGAACAGGTGTCTGTTCATAAATTGGTATAGGCTCTATTGAGCCAACATCTTGTGGATATTTGCCGTCCTTGTTTTCCATTGTCCAAATATATCACACACTTGCTCTGTCTTTAAGCTTTCTTAATGCAATTCTTGAAACTTTCCAAGGTGGTATATCTGCTTTGTACAATGACTTAATCTGTTTGCTGATACTGCGCCATGGTGTTTTACGACCTTTGGCTTTGTGCCTTTGGAGTGATTTATCTACATAAGCAATAATTTCTTGCTGCTCTGGTATCTCTTTCAAGTATTTATGTCTGCCGTTTTTAATCAACTCAAAGCCATAAGGTGTGCCACCACCAATATGTCTGCCTTGCTCAACGCAAGCCATCTTACCTTGATACAGCTTTCTAGCAGTCTCTTCTTTATCCCATTCTGCAAAGGTACCCATCATATTGACAAACATATTCACATTCGGCGATTTGGATGTGGTAATAGATTCTGCACCGCCTAAAATGTCGTGGGCGAACAGGTGTATGTTTAGCTCACAAAAAGCATCTCGCACGCTGCAAAGCACACTCAATCTTCTAATCAACCTATCAAGCTTTGCCACTAATACTACATCGTTGGGTTCTAGGACATTCTGCAATTTTTTACCATCAGGTCTTCTGTCAAAGTCTAAGGTTCCGCTCACGCCATCATCGACATAAAAACCGTCTGGCTCTTTGTCAAAAAGATACAAAGACATCTTGGTAATGGTCTTCTTTTGGTCAGCCAAGGATGTGCCGTGTTTGGCTTGCTCATCCGATGACACCCGGCAATAGCCGTAGATTGATTCGTATTGTAATTTATTCATTTGTTTTCTCCTCTTGCTGTTTTGTTTTGTTTGATACCTTCTTCTTGGCCTTGTTAAAAATACGCTCCCAACCTTTATCCCATTTATCTGGACTTTTAGCTCTTGGTCTATCTCCTTTTCCGCCGTGCCATTGTGTCATTTGTATCTCCTTAAAAAACTGAGTGTCCTAGATTAACCCCACTATGAATCTCAAGGCATATCAATCCTTGAGTATGAAAGGTGTCCATTGATTTTGGCAGGGGTGTCACACACATCTAGGTCGATTTCGCCGCCACTCAGTAAGCAGCTGTTGTTGGAACGCCAATTAAACACTTTCATAAGTTTATATTTTGTATTTTTCTCCTTTTTGAATCTTTTTGAGTATCTCAATCAACTCTTGTTGTGATTCTTTTTTCTCAATCTGATTAAACAGTTGCACAATTTGTACAATTAAATCTGATGAAGCCATATTATTCCCCCTGTTTTGGTAGTAAGTTCTGTTTTCCTAACTCTTCAATCAATATTCTATTCAATCTTCTAATATCTTCAACAATTTCTCTGTTTTCTTCATTCTGTTCAGCCAAAAACAGTATATCGTTGGGTAATCTGCCTGTTTCTGCATCAAAATTACCTATCGCAGGGTCTTGTCTATGCACCACATCGTAGGGTTTGCGCTGATTTTCAGGCTTTTTGGCAGCACTTGGGTCAATTTTCTCTGTGTACCACACCCTGTAATGATAATCTTTTGGGTTATCTTCAGAATAAATCTTTCTTGTCACAAGCTTCATGCCCAATTTTCTGCCTATCTGCGTAAAACCGGCAAGACGAGAGCCAGACATTTTATCAGGGCTGTCCTCGACCACAAAAGAGTCGCCTATTTCTAAAGTTTCTAAAAATTCATAAGCTTTTTTATTTTTATTTTGTATTTCTGGCACTGGTATGCCTTTGTCAACTTGTGGACTTCTCCAATTACTATGACGTAGTTTCATTTTCTAGCTCCAATTCTTTTATTTTTCTCACTAAGCGCAAGATTTTTTCTTCTTGAGCTTTAATGATTGGGTTGTCTAGTGGCTGATTTGCACTCGTTGCAACCTGCACCAGGTGTTGTAGTCTTCCACGCTCGTTTTCTAGGCAACCGTGTAAGTATTTAATGTTGTCAAATTCCATAATCAGATTCCTCTCTCATTGATGTAAATTATTGTTAAACATGCAAATACCATAATTATTGCAAACATTACGTTATCCATTATGCACCCTCTCTCATGTCTTTAACCATGTGCATCAATGCTTTGGTGGTTGGGAACACCATCTGGTCTTCATGCCATGCAGGCATTTCTTTCGCGCATTTGGTAGATACCACGCCGGTTTCCAAGAAGTCACCAATTTTGAAAGTGACCGTGCCGTAGATACTACAGGTCAGAGTCACTTCTTCATGCAGTTGACCTGCAAGCTGCTTCTTGAGTTTTTCTAGTTTGTCGATTTGTATTTTTTTCATAATTTTTCCTTTATGTTGTTTGTTACAGTGTTAATACTAGGGTAGTAAAGTACTAAAGTCAACACTTTTATTCAAATTAATGTAATTTTTTTTTGGGGATGTTCAGCTCGGCTTCTGCTGTGTGCATTGCTTCTTCAATAGCAATGAGTTGAACTTGGTAAACTAAAACCAGATTGGCAATGTTTCTGTTGATTTCAAAAAGGACCTTGTTGGTCTTATTAAGTTCTTCAATAACTTTATCTAAATCTTCTAAGCCTTCTAAATTTGTATCTGCGCTCATAATCCATTCCTTTTGTTCTTCTTATCAAAATATACTCTCGTGTAATATCTTCTGATAATAGCCAATAATGATAAAACAATTAGTTGACTTAAAGAAATTATAAACGAGTTCTGGGTAAATAACAGAACCAATGTAATTGTGAGCCAGGAGAGTGGAAAATTGAATACAGCTCCTAGCAGCGTATCGGCGATTGACTCTTTCATAGCCGGTTTGTCTATTTTCATATTATGTCCTTTAAAAAATCATTATACATTGATTTATGTTGAGAACAACACTTACTTGAAAAAATGAATATAGAATATTTGTAACTCAGTTACTACTGCTCTGCTGTAGGCCGTGCCAAAAAATTGGGTGTAGGGTCAATAATTATATTTTTTTTGGACTTTGGTTTTGGAATCCAATAGAGTCCCTAGTTATAAGGCTTCCGGGACGGTCATAAGTGTCAATGTTAGCACTGTGGACACATGGCGACTGACAAAAATAATAAATGCCAAGCAGCTTGTTTATTTCTTGTTGTCGTAAGTCACTGATATTAGGTTGTTTTTTGTTTTTGGGGTCAATTCCGAGTCAAAAAAAAGTTTTCCAGAGAAAAAACACCGCCACTTGGTTTGCTAGAAGATTATGATGCTACCACTTAACTGCTACACATCATCATATTGAGCATCTATGATGTCGCCACCGAATATCTCTTTAAGTCTTCCCTCAATGTCTTTATGACTCATGTTATCCAGGCTCGCTGTGATGTTTAGATTCTCAGTCTTCTTAATCTTAAGACCTGCTAATTCATTCAGCTCACGCAATGCAGACACCGATGCATTGAACTGCCCTTTGTTGTAAGCCTCTTCACTAATCTGCCATAACATCTTGGCTGTCTTCTCAGGAGTGATTGCATATTTATGAGCAATCTCATCTCTTCCAACCTTGATGGCTTTCAGCACATTGGGATGTTCTTTACCTGCTAAGAATCTGGATGCAGCTTGAGCCGGAAACTCAAAGCCTGCTCTTCGAGCTGCTTCAGTTTGAGTGCAGTTGTCATTAACATAATGCCAAACAAATGCTGTCTGCATTTCTGTTAATTCAAACTCTGGGTCTCTTTCAAATGCTGTGGGCCTATTGACCAATGGTTTGTCTGGAGCGTTCTTGCCTTTTTTCTTTTTGTATTCAGCCATATCAATTCCTTAAATTAAATCCATTAGGGTAGAGGGTAGAGGGTTCGCTTTCCCTAATACTATATAGTTATATATTAGCCATGCTATATATGTATACCTACACCTATATTATATATATTATTATTATTATAATAATAACTATACCCTATACTCTTAAGACAACCTAAACAGCGTAGCAATGGGGTCTCACGGTAAGGGTAAGGAAAAGGGTATTGGTCTCCTCTTACAATACCCTATCCCTCACACCTAACACATAAAGCTGTAATGTTGACCTAATTGCCACACCCTGCCCTACCCTGTAAGATTATCTTGCTCTAAATAAATAAAACAAGCCTCTTAATCTTCTGTCAGACAAGTGCCTCAAATGTGCTGGTATTTTACTTTTATCCATAATCTATTCTACATATATATGACAAGCCACACAAAGATGAAGAGTCCTGCTACAGCACTCCAAAACATCTGCTCATCGTGTTTCATCTATTCTTTGCTCTGCGATGATATAAAGTATTTCATCTCTATCATTTGTTTCATCTAAGTCAAAGGCATTGCAGATAGTTTGTATCTGCGACTCCAACTTGCCGTTTGCATCATCTTCCTTGACCTTGTGCAAGACCATTTCGTGTAGATTAATCATCTGTAAACACGCCCTGAGTATTTTCCTGCACCACCTAAAACAGCAAAACATATATCCTCTAGGTTGTTTACAGGATATTGCCTTATTTCGTAGTCAGGCATCCAATCAAATTCTCTTCTGAATCTTTTTATGTCTTTGGATTTAACAATCCATGTTGTTTCTTGATGTCCATCGCCACCGTTATCATTTGCTATATATATGTGCATTAGGCCACCTCTTCGTTTTGTAATTGATTGATTTCTTCTTCAAGTTGCTTAATATCTTTTTCTATGGCTTTTTCATATCTACCATCGTCTAAAATTTTATTCATACGCTCTTGTGTTTGGTACTTGCTGATTATGTCCATAGCACGCTTGTGAGCCAGCCTAACCCTCATTACACATTCATAAGCAACATCACGCTCGCCGCTACATGTAAGTTCTTCTAACTCATTTATACCAGATTCGCCATATCGCTCGATAAAACCAAGGTCACTGTCATGGTCCTCGCTCATATTGCTTTGCTGGCGCTTGTGTCTTCTCTTGGCGTTAGCAAGTTCTCTCTTTATGTGTTTGAGTTCCTCTTGCTTTGTCCAGATTGTTAGATTTGTGTGTTTCATAGTTTCTCCTTTTTTACTTGATATACCTATATTATACACAGCTAACATTTATTATCAACACTTTTTAACACTTTTATTTAATTATTTTTCATCTGCAATTATGATTGCTCCATCAACTTTTATGTCAGTAAAGTTCAATCCACTGACCTCTTCGTTGTTGAATTTGAATATCACATCACGAACCAGGAGCCTAAGCATAGCTGCTTTCTGATACAAGTTTAATCTTGCATAAGCATCAATCACTTCTTCTCCTGTCATCTTGCTTGCGTTTTGTAACGCATCATCTTTTTTACCAAACATATATATCTCCTTTAATTAATATCAGTGTGCATATCACTATGTAGCTTCACAAAATACTCTGCATCTAAAACCACTAGGACCTTGCTCCTGTTTCTTTTTATTACCAACAACGGCTCATAACCCTTGCAATTTGTTTGTGCTTGGTCGTACGACTTCCACACGTTTAAACTTTCCTGATTCTTACACTCAACGCTGTAGGGAAACTTCTCTCTTGATTGCTTGCCCATGATGATGTCTTCACCTTGACTGCCCATAGGCCTGCTCTCTAAATCCTCTTCATCTAATCCAAGCAAGTCTATCAGCAGTTGCCTAAACTTTTGCTGTAGCAGCCTGCCCTTTTGTTTTGCTGATTGTGGTCTCATTCTTTCTCCCTTGGCAAATAAACCATGACTAAAGAACTACAGTTTGGACAACTTAAATTAGTTTCCATACAATAAGTTTCATCATCTTCTTCTATATCGTGGTCTCCACCCCAGATTAATTCTGTGCCGCAGTGCCAACAATTCATTTTATTTGGTAAATTATTGTCCATCAAAACGGAGTTTCATCCCATTGTGTTTTTTCTTCTGGTAAATCTGTCAAGCTAACATCATACACCTTCTTGCCGTTAGTCTTCCTTGGCTCAATACCCCTGTCAGTCAATACTCTGCTTGCATCTTTAAAATCTATGTTACGAGGATTGCGTATACCCAATGCTCTTAATAGTGCAGTAAGTTGCCATGGGTCTTTACTATCATCAAATGCTTCAAAGTCTACATGTTGCAACAGCAAGTCTTCGACCGCACCTTGCGTTCTAAATCCTTCGTTGCTCTCTTGCAACATCTCTCTTTCTTCTTTGCTTAAATACCAATTCTTCTCACCAGGTATGTAGATAGTTTCTTTTACTTCTGCCCACATCTGTTGCATGTCTATGCCGTGGTGCGGATTTATGTCAGTTACCTTAATACACCAAAATCTTCTGTTACCACTACCATCTGCTAGAAACTCCGGCTCATTCACAGATGCAAAGAAAGCTGTACGTCTTTGATAATTGGTAAAGCTCCTGTCATACGGCAGTCGCATTTCATCTGAGCGTGATGTGATAAATGCTTTAAGCTGATTGATGTCTGCTTTCTTAAATGTAGATTCCAATTCGCCAAGCTCTACAATCCAATGACTAACTGCTTTTTTAACTGAGTCTTTATCCTTTGGGTCAAGCGTTGCTCCTTCTAACAACCAACCCTTGCCAAAGTCAGCCAAGCGTTTAAACCACAATGTCTTACCTAAACCCTGTGCGCCTTGAAACACCAACAAACCTTCTAAGGCTACACCATCTTCTTCAAATGCTGCGGCCACACAAGAAAGCAACCACTTCCTCATGAGCATATTTTTTAGTTCTACATCTTTACTGCTGACTGTGTTACAAAATTCTTTGACTCTCTCTTTGCCATCCCAAGGCTTTGAGTCAATCCATTGTGCAACCGGGTTTACTTCTTTTGCTATTATCTTCATAGCATCTCTGACTCTTTGATGTGGCACAAAGTTCTTGATGCATAAATTTTCTACCTCAACCAAGAGCGCCTCATCTTTTAAATCTGCGATAGGTTTGAAGTTAGGTATGATGATGTCGATGCGTTTTTTTATAACATCGTAATAGCAATTAATAGCATGACTTGTCATCAAGGCTTGGTAGTTGTCTGTGGTCGCCATGATTCTGCCGTTAGATGTTTTGTCAAACTCAACCAACTCTGGAACATCAACACGTTTTTCTATTAGTTCGCCACTGACTACAACTTGGTCGTTGAAGTCCATGCCCTCTTCTTCAGGCATCACCACCTCAGCGTTCGTGACCTGTGCTGCTGCAATAGCCTTGTCTTTGCCTACATTGTTTGCATCGTTGTCTGCAAAAATAATAAATTCTTTACCAGGTAATGCATCGGATAGTTTCTTAGATACGCTGAGCATATTGCCTGCGTTGAAACAGACTATCATTGGCA